TTCAAGAAAGAATTGGATTGACAATCACATCCTATTATGTTATAATAACTTAAATAAATGTTGCTATTTTTCAAATAATCTTAATGAAAAATAATAGAATTCATACTTAAATGTTATCTCCGAGTTCTATTTGCTATTGGTGCGTATTTGTCAAAACCAACATGGGTTGACAAACACGTAAAGTCGTGTTATAATAAATTAGATGAAATTAATAGTAAATACGATACAGCAAATCGCTACCTCTAAACCCCTAACAATAAATGTCCAAATTTTATACTGATGTAGTATGTCTCGGTGATTACATTTTTGAACGAGGAATCGAAAATGGAATTCCATTTGAGGAAAGACATGCTTACAAACCAACCTTATATATCCCCACTACTAGTAATACAGATTGGCGTACTCTTGATGATAAGTTAGTTGGCCCTATTCAGTGGGGATCTATCAAGGAAACTCGTGCTTCAATAAAAAAGTATGCGGGTGTAGAAAATATGAAAATCTACGGTAATACAAATTTTAAGAATACTTTTATTGCTGATACTTATCCTGAAGCTATTGATTATAAATTAGAACACCTCAAGATAATGTTTATCGATATTGAAGTTGGTTCAGAACATGGTTTTCCCAATCCAGAAAATGCTCATGAAGAAGTTACCGCAATTACAATCAAAATAAATGATGACATTCAAGTATGGGGTTGTTCTGACTTCAATAATACTCAAGAAAATATTACATATAATAAATGTGGAGATGAACGTCAATTACTAGAACAGTTTGTGATGTATTGGCAACAAAATTGTCCTCATGTAATTACGGGTTGGAATACTAAAACATTTGATACTCCGTATTTAGTTAATAGAATCCGTGGAGAATTGGGACCAGCTTGGGTCAAGAAACTCTCGCCATGGGGATTTGTAAAAGAACAAAAGATTTTTGGTATGGGCGGAAAAGAAGTTCAGACTTATGAAATATATGGTGTGTCTGAGATTGACTACATGGATGCATATAAGAAATTTACTTATACCAATCAAGAATCCTATAGATTAGATCATATCGCACATGTTGAATTGGGTGAACGTAAACTAGATTATTCTGAAGTAAATACTTTACACGAATTGTACAGAACGGATTATCAAAAGTTTATTGAATATAATATTCAAGATGTGTTATTAGTAGATCGTCTTGAAAAGAAGATGAAACTTTTAGAATTGATTATTTCCCTAGCATATTTGGCAAAGTGTCCATTCACAGATGTTTTTGCTCAAACTAGATTATGGGATTCTATCATTTATAATCATCTCTTGAAAGAAAAAGTAGTTATTCCTCAAAAGAAAAATGAAAAAAAGGGGGATATGTATGAAGGTGCTTATGTAAAAGCACCACAAAAAGGTAGACATAAGTGGATAGTTAGTTTTGACTTGAATAGTTTGTATCCACATTTGATCATGCAATATAATATTTCTCCAGAAACTATTCTTGGTACATGGCAGGATGATATTGGTGTAGATGGATTATTGAATAAAGAATTTGATACAAGTGTTTGGAAAGAAAAGAATGTAACAGTTACTCCGAATGGGTCGGTTTATCGTAAAGATAAACAGGGGTTTCTTCCTAAGTTAATGGAAAGTATGTATAATGATAGAGTTACATACAAGCAGTTGATGTTAGAAGAACAGAAAAAGGGAAGAAACGCTGACCCCAATAAATTATCACAGTATTACAATTATCAACAAAACCTAAAGATTGCACTTAACTCCGCATACGGTGCAATGGGTAATCAATGGTTTCGGTATTATGATGAACGAAATGCAGAAGCCGTTTCTGTTGCTGGTCAATTGTCTGTTCAATGGGCAGAAAATGCGGTGAATGGCTACTTAAACACTACATTGGGTACGGTGAATAAGGATTATATTGTTGCTATGGATACTGATTCTTTATATGTTTGTTTGGAAGATCTTGTTTCTAAAGTTGGTATTACTGATGATGAAAAAATTGTTGATTTCTTAGACAAAGCATGTGGAAGAATTGAAGGGGTTATTGAAGAATCTTATAAGGAATTGGCTGAGTATGTAAATGCCTATCAACAAAAGATGGTCATGAAACGTGAGGTCATTGCTGATACAGGTATTTGGACAGCAAAGAAACATTATATTCTGAACGTTCATGATTCTGAGGGGGTTCGATATGAAGAACCTAAATTAAAGATTGTAGGTATTGAAGCTATTAAGAGTTCTACTCCACAAGCTTGTAGAGAGTCATTGAAAGCTATTTTCAATATTATTATTTCAGGTACAGAAGATGAGGTGATTAGTTATATTGAAAAGTTTAAAGAGAAGTTTTTTAGTTTAGATATGGAAAAGATTGCATTTCCAAGATCAGTTAATGGACTAAAAAAATACAAAGATCCCGCTAGCATTTACACAAAGGGTACTCCAATTCATGTAAAAGGTTCATTGATTTATAATTACATGCTGAGATCAAAGAAACTTACAAAAAAATATCCTATAATTCAAGAAGGAGAAAAGGTAAAGTTTGTTTATCTTAAAGACCCAAATCCAGCGGGGGATAAGGTAATTTCCATATTAAATAATTTACCTAAAGAATTTGAATTGGAAAAATATATAGATTATGATACACAATTCAACAAAGCTTTTGTTGAACCACTGAAGGGTGTATTAGATGTAATAGGGTGGGACACGGAACGTCGTTCAAGTCTTGACAATTTCTTTATTTAGTGTATAATAGTAGTATATGTAAAAGGTAACATGGCAGGAAGTATAATGGTAAGGTATGCACGAAAGACATACAAACAACAAAAAGCGGACTCTGTAGAAGACTTTAGAAATTTAAATCATTCTGTAGATATTATTCCAGAGTCAATGTCTGTTATGACTTTTGAAACTCAAAAAGAGGCGGGTAAGTTCGCATCATCCATAAGAGATGACGGATATCATGTCATAGAAATAATTGATAAATGACTATAGAAGAAAATAAATGTGGAAATAAATAACATGATTAAAATTATTTTAAGTGAAATTAAAAGAAAGGAAGACAGTGAGTGATTTTTTAGATAATTTATTAAAAGCGACAGGTAATGAATTTGGTTCAAAAGTGTCAGATGGAGTTGAAGCTGGAGATGTTTCCGGTTTTGTGGACACTGGAAGTTATATTTTAAACGCATTAGTTTCAGGAGATATTTATGGAGGAATCCCTTCTAACAAAATTACAGCTTTGGCGGGCGAGACAGCAACAGGAAAAACTTTTTTTGCATTGGGCATTGTCAAACAGTTTCTTGCAGACAATCCTAGCGGCGGCGTTCTTTATTTTGAGTCTGAGTCTGCACTCACCAAATCCATGATCGAAGAACGTGGAATTGATTCTAGTAGAATGATAATTCTCCCTGTAACAACCATTCAGGAATTTGCTCATCAAGCAGTTAAAGTGGTGGATAATCATACTCAAGATAGACCAATAATGATGTGTTTAGATTCACTCGGAATGTTATCTACTACTAAAGAAGTAATCGATATTTCCGATGGTAAAGAAACCAAAGATATGACGCGAGCACAATTAGTCAAAGGTGCTTTCAGAGTATTGACATTGAAACTTGGTAAGGCAGGTATTCCATTATTAGTTACTAATCACACATACAAACAAATGGGCACAATGTTTCCAACTGATGTAATGGGCGGAGGAAGCGGCTTGCAATATGCCGCTTCAACTATTATATTCCTTTCCAAGAGAAAAGAAAAAGAAGGAACCGATGTCGTAGGAAATATAATTCATTGTAAAAATTTCAAATCTAGATTGACTAAGGAGAACAAAAAAGTTGATGTTCTCTTACGGTATGATAAAGGTTTGAATAGGTATTACGGGCTCATTGAGTTGGCAGAAGACGCGGGAATCTTCACCAAAGTATCTACAAGATATGAGATGCCGGATGGTTCTAAAGTCTATGGAAAGGCAATTATAAATGATCCCGAAAAGTATTTTACACAAGAAATTCTTGACAAATTGAATGCTCATGCTAAGACGGTGTTTTTGTATGGTGGATTTGATGAGGTAAAAGAAGAGGTGGAAAATGTCGAATAATTTATATAAAGTATGTTCAAATCCAAATGATTCAATAGATAAATCATTATGTATATTAGTACAAGATGATTCTCCATTTGATGGTGCGGTAATTAGATATACAACATTTAAAATAACAGAACAAGAATTGACAGGTGATGATATAGCTTGTCAATATAAATATGAAATTGAAATTCCACCACATGACGTAGGTATGGAAATTTCTGAAGAAGCGGGCACCGAGTTTGAAAAAAACTTGGGTGAGTGGTTAATTGAAATCATACAACAACAAATGGATGAATATGCAGCAAAGGATAGAAACCTTAATACTTAAAAATTTAATATACAATGATGAATATTCCAGGAAGGTTTTACCTTTTCTTACCACAGAATATTTTGTAGAACATACAGATAAATTGTTATATGAGCAAATAAATTCCTTTATTAATAAATACAATAATCTGCCTACTAAAGAAGCATTAGTTATTGAGTTGGATGGTACTCCATTAAAAGACGAAGAATTCCAAAATGTAACAGAGCTTATAACCCATTTAGATGAGGAGAGAAACGATGAGCAAACAGATCTTCAGTGGTTATTGGAAACAACAGAAAAATTCTGTCAAGACAAAGCAATCTACAATGCCGTTGTTGCGTCAATTAGTATATTGGATGAACCCGAAAAATCTCAGGCGGATAAAGGTGCGATCCCTGATTTACTTACCTCTGCACTTTCTGTTAGTTTTGACCCTCATGTGGGCCACGATTATCTTATGGACTCTGATGATCGCTATTCATTTTATCATAATGTCGAAAAGAAAATTCCATTTGATCTAGAATATTTCAACAAAATCACACAAGGAGGATTATCTACTAAAACCTTAAATGTCGCTTTAGCGGGAACAGGTGTTGGTAAGTCCTTGTTTATGTGTCACATGGCTAGTAATGCATTATCTCAAGGTTATAATGTATTATACATAACATTAGAGATGGCAGAAGAACGAATAGCAGAACGAATTGATGCAAATTTATTGAATATTAATTTAGATGATCTAAAACTTCTTCCTAAATCAATGTATGATAAGAAAATAAATGATATTAAGAATAAAGTTAAAGGAAGATTAATTATTAAAGAATATCCTACTGCATCTGCAAGTACAAATCATTTTAGGTCATTATTTAATGAATTAAATCTTAAAAGAAATTTTAAACCAGATATTGTTTTTGTAGATTATATTAACATATGTTCTTCATCCCGAATTAAGCAAGGAGTGTATGTGAATTCATACAGTTATATAAAATCTGTTGCGGAAGAACTTAGAGGATTGGCAGTTGAGTTTAATGTTCCTGTTATGTCAGCAACACAAACAAATCGTCAAGGATTTCAAAATGCAGATGTAGGACTAGAAGATACTAGTGAAAGTTTTGGTCTTCCTGCAACAGCAGATTTTATGTTTGCTCTTATTAGTAATGAAAATTTAGAAGAATCTGGTCAAATGTTAATAAAACAATTGAAGAATAGATATAGCGATCCTACTTCTAATAAAAAGTTTTTAGTTGGGGTAGATAGACCAAAGATGAGACTTATTGATTTAGGAGATAAATCTCAAGCTGATTTAGTTGATACAGGTAAAGATTTGGTTGATGACAGCATCCCTGTTTTTGACCGCGGTAGTGGAAATGTAAAAAAGACGAAAAAAGATTTCGGGGAGTTTAAATTTGAGTGATGACAAAGTTGTAATCCTAGAAGACTATAAGAAAGAAAAAAACAAAATAGCACCTTCACTCAAGGCTTTTATGCCTGATGGGTATTACATTCTTCTTGAAATGGGAATAATGATTCATATTCTATTTATTACAAATAAAAGTGTACATTATAATGAAGAAGATGTCTATGTAATGGAAGACCAGTACGGCAATTTCTTTGCTGATGCCGTCGAAGAAGAAACTTGTGAGGGGTGGGAGGAACTTGACGAAGAAGTGTTTATGACTGCTGTAGAACAAAATATACCACCATCACCCTGGGATCAATAGTGGTACTAGTTATAAATATCTAAAAGGAAAAAATATGTGGACAATTAAATTTTGTGGTCGAAAATATCGTCCACAAGTTGATATGAATATTTGGATATCATCATTATGAAAGAAACAGATAACAAGATTCAAATATTCATCAATAAAAAAGAACTGTCATATTCTCGCCAAAATATGATAAAGGCAATTAATACATTTCTTTTATATTTAACTAATTCGGATTTGGATGAATTGAATGATAGGTGTAAGTCTCTGAAAGAGCATAGACACCAACAAGAACAACAAGCTAATCTAGAAGAAAATAGAACTCCTATTCTATCAAATCGATGGGATACATAATCGAAAGCGATCCAAGTGTGGGTATCAATACTTCTTTTTACATTTTCGTTGGGCGGACAAATAGACCAGCACTTCAAGAGTAAAAAATTATGCTGGGAATTTTACGAAAATCATCCTCTACTCTACAGACAAATAGATGAAGCCTTCCCCAAAGACTATTATGTAAGATTATACAATAGTGATGAACACGGCCTTGTATGGATAACTTGTAATAAGTTGTCGGACCTGAGAGGAAACGACACTTCTAAATTTCCATTAAATGTACCACTACCAACACCGAAATAGGAAAACATGATACATAAAAAACAAGACGTAGATAATACATTAGTGATTTCTGTTCTAGCATCAATTGCCGCAGGATTACTCGTATGGAACTGTATAATAGTATATGATATACAAAAAGACGTAAAAGAAATAAAAACTACAGTGAACGATATGCGCCAAAGTTACTTAGATTACACGAAAGATTTAAAATGAGTATAAAATATTACGAAGCTCAATACGCTAAATCAAAAAAAGCAATGGAGAATAAGAATGCTCAGTTGTGGAAAGAGTGGAGAGAAGATTTTGATAAAATACAAGAATTGAAAGAAGAACAATGGCCGGTTGCGTGGAACTTCAAAGTATGTTAAGTCATGAAAGAGAAAACTATAGCTGGGGTGTTGTACAAGATTTAATAGAGAGAGAAGTTAACTTAGCATTTAAATTAAGAGAACCACCTAAAATGCCATCTAAAAAAGAGATAAAACAAACTATAAAAAAGACTGTAAAACAACAGCGAAAAGATTTACTCAAAAAAAGGGCTGGAGCCCCACTAAGTCAAGAAGAATGGATTCGATTGACCGATTAAACTAATTAGTAGACTACAGGGAGGTATTATCAGCTATATTCACATAAAGAAATGGACTGTTGCTACGGTTCAAGTAATATATTATATACCAGATTATTTACATATTGTAAATGAATTCATGTGGCAGACTGAGGATCAATTACCAGAATATCCACGTATTACCAATAAGATAAACTAAATGAAGCTGACCAATAGTATAAATATATCAGTAAAATATATTTAATTTTAAGGGAATGAATGAGATCATTTAAAAGTCATTTATCAAATTTACAATTGATCGCGGAAGGCCGCCAAGATGTTCAAAATCAATTAGTATCTGCCGGAAAATCTGCTGGACTAGCAACACATTCCAATCCAGCGAGGATTTTTAATCCTAAGAAAATGGAAAATAAAGATTTTGTAGCTTTAATTAAAAAAGAATTTGAAGTAGAAGATGTTGTGATTCTTCCCCCTAAAGCACAAGGAAATCCAAGTTCTACATTTTTTACTTTTTTATGGAATGAGAATCAAATAACTCTCGCAGGAGAAGTTAAAGGTAGAGGTAGTAGACAAACCGAAGAACAAGAATTATCATGGCTTTTAGTTTTAAGTGCTTATCATCAAGGTGGAGGAGATTTACCAGACGATGAATTTTTTGATTTCATAAAACAGGAATCTAAAGTATATTCAACCATTACTAATTCAAAGGGAAAACTTTTGGATGAAAAAGCCGCAGAGGGTTTAGTTTATTGGTTATCACAGAACGAAGCGTGGCTTAAATCCCATAGAGTACAGGCAAAAAAGTTTCCTATTAAGTACGCCCCAAGAAGATATGTTAAAGATTATTCCAAACTTGATATAGTTTTAGAAGCAAAGAGACTTTTTCTGACAGCTGTGCCTGGACAAAGATTTGATAAAGATAAATGGAATCCAGCAGATGTTTGGCTCTATTATGAAGATTTAACAGAACAAGCAACTTTGGCAGATTTAAATAATTATTTACTTAGTTCTATAGAAGGTACACCCTCAGGTATCATAGGAGTATCATTAAAAATGGGTAGTGGTACAACAACTACAATAAATGCTAGAAAACGTGATGTTTATGTAGTTGATGATTTTGATATGAAATTTGGTGATTTATTCGCCCAAAATGTTAATACAGAATATGGTGGACAGGGTATGGAAGGTTATACAGTTATGTATAGGTTGTTTAGTCCGAAAATTGGTGAACTTATTAGAGGTGAGGCCAATAAAAAGCTATCAAAAGCTGCACATGGTAAAGTTTATTTAAAATACATTGATCATTTAATAGGTGGGCAACAGGCGACAAAAGCCGTTGCATCTGTAGCCAAAAAGATAGTTGAGATGGATAAAAAGACTGGAATTTATATATTAACCAATGAAGGGAAGAGAACGTTCCGTAAAATTTCAAGAGCATGGCCTATTGTAAGAGATAGTAATATAATTGAATGGGCATCAACTGCAACTCCTTCTAATTACAATAAACTTACAGATGAAAAATCTTTTTTAAAATATGTTAATGAATATGCTATAAAACATAAATTACAAGAGAGTGAAATACAAGTTCGAGTTATGGCACGATTTCAGACTATTATGCTTGGTACTGTTTTTTCTTCTATAAAACGGAAAAGTTTAGATAAATTACATGAAATTGTATTAGGTATGTTATTATTTGCTAAATCAGAATCGTCTTGGTCTGCTCCTCACATGAAGGTACAGTAATGTTTGCATTCTCATCATTCTTAACTGAAGCAAAGAACCTTCACATGGAACACCTTGAAGATGAGGTGTTAAATGGTGGAGTAAAAGGGACAAGAGGAGCAATAAGTTTCCTTCAAGGTTTAAGAGATATGTTAGCTGGACACTCTAATGCTTCCGTCAATGTAACCGTAAAATGGGATGGAGCACCAGCAGTGTTCGCTGGTATTAATCCGGAAAATGATAAATTTTTCGTAGGAACAAAAGGTGTATTTGCTAAGTCAGGTGGCAAATTAAACTATACTGAAGCTGATATTAATAAAAACCACCCTGGGTCAGGAGCATCAAGCCTCAATAATAAATTGACGGTGGCTCTCAGAGAATTATCAAAAGTGAACATAAAAGGAATTTTACAAGGTGACTTTATGTTCGTAAAAGAAATGATAAAAAAAGAAACGATTAGTGGGGAAGATTATATTACATTTCAACCAAATACAATTGTTTATGCTATACCCGCTAAATCTAAATTAGCACGCAAAGTCTTATCTTCTACTATGGGAATCGTGTGGCATACTACGTATAGTGGTTCTTCAATGGAAAGTATGTCTGCTTCTTTTGGAGTTAGTTCAGGAGCATTTAAAAAAAGTAATACGATATGGCAAGCAGATGCATCTTTTAAAGATCATACTGGGAGCGCCTCTATGACAGCGACAGAGACTGGAGAGGTTACTAAAATATTAAGTAATGCAGGAACTCTATTCCGTCAGTTAAATTCTAGTGTGTTAGAGATGATTTCAAATGATCCACAAACAGCAAGGTTGATTCAGACTTATACTAATAAGTTGGTAAGAGAAGGACAACAAATTAAAAATGTGAAAAAACATACGGCTGGATTAATTGCATTTATATATGACAAACTAAAAGCTGATATTGATAAAGTAAAACAAGCTAAGACTAAGGCGAGTAAGAAACTTATACTAGATCGATATGTAGGGTTTCTTAGGAAAAATTCTTCTGAAATTGTCAAGATATTTGCAATGCAAAACTTACTTATTGAAGCAAAACTATTAATTATTCGTAAGTTAGAAAAGATTAGAGGAATAACGACTTTGATGAAAACTTCTACAGGATATAAAGTAACAGCCCCAGAAGGATTTGTTGCAATCGATAAACTTACAGGCGGAGCGGTCAAATTAGTTGATCGCCTCGAATTTTCAATGCAGAATTTCAATGCAAGCAAAAATTGGGACCGTTAATGTATTATATGAGAAAATATAACAAAAAAAGGAGATCTAGATGAAAACTTTTATAGAACAAATTCAATGGGTAGATAGTCTTGTTGAAGAAGAAGAATTAGTTGAGGCTGACGAGGAAGCTCTTAAACGTGCATTGGCAATATCAAAGTGGAAGAAGGCTGGTGGAAAAGTAGATAAACAACCAGACAATATAGAGAAGTGGTGGGGACAACTGTCACCAGCTGATAGAAAACGTGCAGCAACCATTGCTCAATATAAAAAAGAAAAAAAGATGAAGAAAGAAGAAGTATTAGAAGATGGTACAGACCGGATTGTACAAAAATATAAAGAAGTTACGCCAGGCGAACTTGGTGAAGAAGTTGAACTTGGTGAAGCACTTAAACCAAAAGATAAAGATGTCATACAGGCGTTTTATGATAAAGAAAGTTTGGAAGGTAGATTACTCTCCACTGATGGTAAATCTTTAGAAAAACACGGTTTGGGAGGTCAAACAATCGCAGTGTGGAAAAACAATAAGATTGTAGTTACTGCTGTGAGCGATGTCAAATCAACAGATACTATACTTAATTATATGAAAAAATCTATACCAAAACTCAATTTTGATAAAAAAAGTTGGCAAGAGTTTTTCGAGGAAGTTGAAGTTGCTGAAAAATTTGCAGGATGGATTGCAATATATCGTGGAAAGGAATTGGAAATTAAGAAAAGTGAAGCAGATGGAATATGGCCCGCAAAACAATTAGCAATTAAACACTTTAAAGTTCCTAAATCGAAACTAGGACTTCTTGCAATTGCACCAGCACACGAAGAAGTTACTGAAGGATGGAAAAAAGGTAAGTATACAATTAAAGACGAAAATGGAAAAATACTTGGCACATACAGTTCTGGTGGTAAAGCTAAAAAGGTAATGGATGACCTTATGCAAAAAGGTGATTACCCCG